GTATTAAGTTGTGTAATTACTACATCATGTACTAGATTACGACCGTGATATTCTAATAGCTTAGCTTCTTTTTGATATTGTATTAGAGTTTGTAATTTACTAGGTGCATCATCTACTACAGAGCCACTAAGATTTAATTGATATGGGCTAGTTTTTAAGTGATCTGATATATTTAACCCTTTTTCAACAGGCCTATCAGTTATCTGTGCACTACGTGTAGACGTCTCCTTAACCACCGCATCTAATACAATATCCCCAAGTTTAATTTTATGCCTTAATCCCATACTATGCCCTCTGTAATCTTAAATCTCTAAACAAATCATTAAACGCTTCCCTTACCTCATTTTTGATATCAGTAACGGTCTTATTATCAGCATTACCGTTTATAGTAATATTTACTACAGGCGCATAACTAGATGTATTATTGGTTGTGCTAGTTTGTGGCATACGATTAATAGTACCGCCAAGCCCCCTGTACTCTGTAGCTGTGCTAGCTGGTAAAACTGTCTCACCTTTGTGTAATAATGCAGGGTAATTATCATAAGGTACAGTATCAAGCCCTTTAGCGTGCGAACCTATAAATGGAGCTTTAATCCTGCCCATAACCCCGCCTACAGCGCCTTTAATGTTATTACCAATCTCAACTACCGCTTTAATTGGTTTAGATAACGTAGCTTTTAAAGTCTCCCATCCACTTTTTATGCCGTTTATTGCAGCTAAAGCAGTAGATTTAGCACTATTAAACGCACCGCCTAGCCTAGCTTTTATATCAGCCGACATCTCAGCGTTTCTTTGTTTTATAGCCTCATAATTAGTGACAATAGTGTTTTTAACCTCACTAAATTTAGCACCGATAGATGCTATAATCGCCTTAGTTTCTTCCCAGTGTGTTGCGATTAATATTGCACCACCTACTAATATCCCAATAATTAAAGTAGCTGGTCCACCTAATACCCCTATCGCTGCACCGATGCCCTCTATAGCAGGCGCGATAAAATTAAACATTCCTATAGCGGTTTGTATACCGCTAAAAATTTTACTAACAATCATAAAAGCAGGTGCTAACGCAGCAAATCCTAATACAATCTTTCCTATAACCTCTTTAGTCTCAGGGCTCATTTGTGAGAGTTTATCAGTTACGCTTTTAATAATATCAGTTGCCTGCCCTATCGCAGGGGTTAAAGTAGCCCCAATTTCACCCGCCAAGCCTTTTAAAGCCTCTTTAGCCTGATTGATTTGTGCCTTAGTAGTTTGATATTTAACCGCTGATTCCTCACTTAAAGCGTTGTTTTTTTGATAAGCATCATTAGCCATATCAGCATAGTGCGTTACATCTTGCCAACCGCTAGACATACGTTGTAGGGCATCTATTTGTAAAGCGTTATTAATACCTAAACTTGATAAAGTACCAGCCACATCACCGCCAGCCTTACCTATATCATCTAAGCCTTGTAGCATATCGCTAAACGCTTCTAAAGGCTTATCACGCCATTGTTTAGCAAACTCTCCAGCCGATACTCCAGCAAGTCTTGCAAATCCCGCTAGTTCATCAGTACTACCAGTTACCGCAGTATTTATTGACTGCATAGTTTTAGATATAGCAGTACCACCAGATTCAGCTGATATCCCTAAAGATGTCATCTGTGTAGATAAACCTAATATATCAGTAGTAGTCATACCAACTAATTTACCAGTAGACCCTAATCTACTAGCCATATTAAATACATCACGCTCAGTGGTTTTAGCATTATTACCAAGCATTACAAAAGCAGATCCTAGCCTATCAATATTAGTTACTTCCTCGCCCAAAATATTCATTATTTGAGCCATCTCTATTGATTGATCAGCAGTTATATTAGTAGCCACCTCTAAATCTGCCATGGTTTTTGTAAACTTAGTTACATTTTCAACCCCCGTAACACCTAACTGCCCAGCATCTGCAGCAATCCCAGCTAATACACTTCTATCAGTACCAGTAGCCACAGCCATATCTTGGAGGTTTTTTTGCATAATAGCTAAATCATCACTAGATCCACGCCAAGTTTTAGATACGCTTGCAAACGCATCTTCCCACTCAACCGCACTTTTAACAGACATACCAAGTGCAGCACCAGCCGCAACTGATAAGGGGGCAAAATCTTTAGCTAATTTATTGGTTTTATTACTTAAATCACCAAACTTTTTACCACTTGACGCAAGTTTGTCTTTTAAGTTGTCAAACCCCTTATCAACACTTTTTAAATCTTTTACAGCATCAGCGCCGTCTATATTGATTTTCCCCACTAGCTCTCTAAGCATTGACATTAGCCCTCACCTCCTCATCTATCTCTTTATTAATCAAATCATCCATGTAAATTAGCTTATATAACTCAAAATCAGTAATATAATCTAACTCACTAAACGTAATTAAACCACGCTTTATCCCTATTACAGCAAGCTCCCAATAATCATAATTATTGTTAACTTGCTCCTTTAGTTTTTTACTAAATCGTTAACTTGTTCCTTTGACCCAAATTGGAATAGTAAAGCCTTAGTTATAAGCTCATCCAACTCACTATAATCAGTAAAATCATCTAGTTTTACTTTTGGTGATACTACTACATTAGCTAATAACTCATCAGCCATAACGATATCATCGATAGCCCCACCAACCTTAACCCACTTTTCACGCATCTTCATTGCCGGTCTAATCGGCATTTTTTGTAAAACATATCTTTTACTATTTACATAAATATCTATTTGCTCAAATCCCAAAGCCCTATCATCATTAATCTTATTTTCTAAATTATTTTCCATACATCCTCCTAAATATTAAAAAAAGGGAGCTTCATGCTCCCAAATTACCACTCCCAAAATGGTACATATATCTCAAACTTAACCTCTTCAGCCTCTTTGTGCCTAATATAATTAGGCGTTTTTAAAATCGCACAATCATCAGTTCCAAACGATCTACCATTATCATTCATATCGCTTATAACGATAGGAAATGGTTGATGCGCCCTAGCTAAATCAGTAACAAAATTTACCATAGGCGATGCACTATTTAAAGTAACTGTAATAGTGGCTGATTTATTATTATTAGTAGTAAAAGTTTGATCACCATCTACCCCAGCTTTAGGGATAATATCATCCTCATTTTGTTCTATCTCAACTTTTGAATCTTCAGCATATCCTGTTAAAAAAACCCCTGCTAATTGTAAAGTAATTAACGCGGGGTCATAAGAGTAAACTTTTTTTACTACATTGTTACCTCTATTTAATTGTCCTATAGTTGGCATTAATTATTCCCCCTTTCATTTTGTAAATTTTCAATATTTTCATTTACTATATCATACGTTAACTTACCTTTTATAATACCGCCATGTATAGCGCCTTGTAGCATCGCTACCCACTCAATATAGTTATATTTACGGCTAGCTACATCATTTGTAGGTACTTGTTCACGCCTTAAAAAATCAACTCTATATTGCCCACTTTCTACAATACCTTGGCGTACCGCACGTTGTAATCTAGCAGTTACAGTGCCTACTAGCATGCCTATACCTTGGTTTGTGTATGGTATTTTATCATTAGTAGCTGCAAGCCTTATTAAATCTGATTCCATGCCATCCCTAATCCAATACTCACCCAGTATAATATCTAAGTACTCACCTGATAATACCTTGCCCTCTGATGCTTGTAAAATGCCTTTTTTTGATACATAGGATTGTATATTTACATCATGTAGTTTACGTAGATTAGTATTAGTAATATCAGCCTCACGTACGCCCTCTACTTTTTTAAATTTAGCAGTTTTACCACCTACGTTATATGACATAATAACAGCCATACCCTCAGCTACATACGATTTAGGATCATCGTGATACATTACAAATGCGTTATTAGATAATATATCTTTTAACGCCAGCGCCTTATCTAAATCATTTAAAGTAACCATATACATTTTATCATTAGTAGCACATACTTTAGCTACCTCCTCAATGTTAGGCTCATCTGCTGTAGATACTAACCAATACCAATCATCATTTACATCGTTTATAAGATCTCTAACACCATCAGCTAAATTATCAGTAACTTTACCATAATATATTACCTCTTGTGGCATAGGGCGTTGTTCAAATATCCTAGAGGCTAAATTGTATGCCCTAGAATCCATTTTAAATAACCCATCATCATTTAAATCATCAGCCACTATATAAGTAGGCTCTAAATCTTTTTCAGTATCAAATATTAGGATAGTGCCAAAGCCCTGTTCAGCCACATAGGCAGTATCTAAAGTTATTGATACTGGAAAATCTAAAGGTCTCTTCCTCAAACTATTTCTCCTTTCGTAATCGCTTCTTCTATTGTTTCAATCCTTCTCGTAATCTCTTCCATATATCTAATTCTTACATCAAACCCATATCTATACTCATACTTATCAACCTCAAAAACAGTTCGGTCAATTATATCAGTAGTATCAACTACTACCGCGTTTACCCTGCTAATATCATAATATCCAGCATGTTTAAAATAGTGTAAAGCATTAATAGCTGATCCTTGGGCTGATATAGTGCTATCACCATAAGCATTTATAGATAAAATTATATAAGGCTCATACTTAACAGCCTCAATATAATCATACTTAAATCTATCATCTAAGGATTTATCAAAATACCTCTCGTGTTCTCCACCCTCATTTATTTGGTGGCGTAGATTAGTGATTTTATATGATAAATAAGGATACGCAGGTCTATTGTGTGGGTTATCAGTTTCAACCACCGTTAAACCAGTATACTTATTTAGCCCCGATACAATAACCTTAGTTATCTCCGATATATTGTTTTTTATCATCTTTATCACTCCGTCTTAGTACGTATATACGTAACCCTTTATCAAAATCACTATAATCTTTTTCCTCTAAAAGTGTATAAACCCTAGTATTATCATTTTCCATAACGTTTAGTATCTTAGCATTTTTAGGTAAATCACTATAACAATATAACTTTCTATCAGATTTTAGATAAGCCCCGCCATCTTTAAAACTAAGCTCCTCATTAGTAA